TAACCCAGAAGACATGCGCCGTGCTTGCCGTATACTGCATCGTAGCCTCAACAATATTCTTGACTATCAAGACTTTCTTTCCATCCAGTCTAAACTATCCAACGACGAAATCAGACCGCTGGGAATCGGAGTCACAAATCTCGCCTACTGGCACGCCAAACGAAGCTTCCGGTACGGAGAACGAGACTCCCTGGCTGAAGTCAAGACGTGGATGGAACATCAAGCCTACTACCTAACTGAAGCGTCAGTTGAACTGGCCAAAGAACGTGGTCGTTGCAAGGATTCAGATAAAACACGGTATGGCAAAGGCGTCTTCCCTTGGGAACTACGTGCCAAAGGTGTTAACGAACTCACAGACTTTACCCCTGAACTGAACTGGGAAGGCCTACGTGCAGAAATGCGCAGTTATGGTGTGCGCAATGCCACACAAATGGCCATTGCTCCTGTGGAATCCAGTTCAGTTGTTATCAACTCAACCAACGGCATTGAAATGCCCATGAGCTTGATCTCAGTAAAAGAATCCAAAGCAGGCTCGCTTACACAGGTTGTGCCCGAGTATCACAAGTTGAAAAACAAATATCAACAGATGTGGGCACAAAAAGATTGTGACGGCTACTTAAAGACTGCCGCAGTATTGGCAGCCTACATTGATCAGTCAATCTCAACCAACACATTCTACAATCCTGCACACTTTGCAGACCGCAAGGTTCCAACTACATTGATTGCCAAGAACCTGATGCAGGCACACTACTGGGGATTGAAAACATTCTATTACAGCCTGATCAACAAAGCAGGATCAAAACAAAAAGCGGAAGAAGCACCGTTAGAAGAAATTGACTTTGATCTTGAAGAAGACTGTGAAAGCTGTAAACTGTAAGGACACCAATGAGTAAAGCACAATACAATTTAAAAACAAAAACAGATTATCTCAATCGCAAGATGTTTCTAGACCCTGCAGGGCCTGTGACCATTCAACGATTTGAAGAAGTCAAGTACAACAAGATTGCCAAGTATGAGCAAGAGGCACGTGGATTCTTTTGGATACCAGAAGAGATTTCATTGACCAAGGACTCGCAAGACTTCAAAGATGCATCAGACACTGTCAAGCACATCTTTACATCAAATCTGCTACGTCAAACAGCACTGGACAGTTTACAAGGTCGCGGCCCAAGTCAAATTTTCACACCTGTGGTATCACTACCTGAACTAGAAGCCTTGGTCTACAACTGGACATTCTTTGAAACCAACATTCACAGTCGCAGTTACAGCCACATCATTCGCAATATCTACAACGTGCCCAAGGATGTGTTCAACACAATCCACGACACTAAAGAAATTGTTGACATGGCGTCAAGTGTGGGCAACTACTATGAAGAACTGCACATGGTCAACTGCCGTAAACAACTTGGTGAAGCAGTCACAGAACAAGAACATGTCCGAGCAATTTACATGGCTCTACATGCCTCCTATGCATTAGAAGCATTCCGTTTCATGGTTAGTTTTGCCACAAGCCTGGCCATGGTAGAAAACAAGATCTTTATTGGCAACGGCAATATCATTCAACTAATCTTGCAGGATGAAATCTTGCACAAGGAGTGGACTGCGTTCTTGATCAATCAAGTTGTAAAAGAAGATCCACGTTTTGCCGCAGTCAAGGCAGAATGTGAAGCAGAAGTATATCAACTTTACCTGGATGTTATTCGTGAAGAAAAAGAGTGGGCAGACTATTTGTTCAAGCACGGTCCTGTGATTGGTCTCAATGCCAACATTTTGAGAGACTTTGTGGACTTCACTGCCAAGAACGCACTTAACGAAATTGGTATCAAGTATCTTGAACCTGCACCTAGAAGCACCCCTATTCCGTGGTTCAACAAACACGTTGACACCAGCAAGAAACAAACTGCACTACAGGAGAATGAATCAACTAACTATGTTATTGGCATAATGAGCGACAGCATTGACTATGAGGAACTACCTGAATTATGATTGACGACAATTGGTTTGCCCAAGGCGGATTTGAAACCTACAAACACCCCGCTCCTATCAGTTACGAGACTGCCACTGACAATGGTACAGTACAAACACTTGAAGGCCCTGTGGCATACACAGTGGGACACAAGATTATCACCGGACCTAAAGGTGAAAAATATCCTGTGAGTCCGATCAAGTTCTCGGCCTACTATGACGATAACGGTGATGGTACAGCCACACCCAAGAAGATTATGAAAGCGGCCAAGCTAGCTGATCATGATGGTATGGTAAAAGCGTCATGGGGCAACTTAGAATACACCAAGGGCAATGACTACATTGTTCGACACGGGCCTGGCGATTATGGTGTTGTTAAAACAGACATCTTTGCCAAAACCTACGATAAATCAAAAGAAAGAAAATAAAATGCAAGCTATTTTATGGAGCAAATATCATTGCCCCTATTGCGACCAAGCCAAAGCACTGTTAAAACAAAAAGGCATTGCTTTTGAAGAACGCAAGATTGGTGACGGATACACAAAAGAAGAATTGTTAGAAGCAATCCCCACAGCCAGAACAGTACCACAGATTATTCTCAACGGAGAACTTGTGGGTGGATTTACAGAACTCAAAGCTAAACTAACAGAAAGCGTCTAATGACACAACTAGCACTCGAACACAATCAAGTATACACATTCAAAATGAACTCAGGCGAGGAAATGGTTGCCAAAGTCAAGCACTCAGGTGGCGACTGGTTAATCCTTGAAGAACCTGTGAGCATTGCTCCAGGACCACAAGGTATGGGACTTGTGCCCAGTTTGTTTACCGCAGATCCCAAGGAAGAAATTCGATTAAATACTAACAGCGTTTCTTTGGTATCCAAGACTGATGACTCGGTCAAGATGAAATATTTGGAAGCAACAACTGGTATCAAAGTACCAGAAAAGAAACTCATACTAGGATAATATGCCATCAGTACAGCGACAAGGCGATTCAGACTCAGGCGGCGGTGTAGTAACGTCGGGCATTGGCTCGGTGCGTACCAACGGCAAGCCCACGGCTGTGATTGGCCTGGCTGTTAGTTTTCATGGTAAAAAATCACATGCAGGTCCACAAACAGCAGGCGGGGTAAGCACTGTGCGAGTAGCAGGCAAACCTATCAGTGTCACAGGCAATGCTGACACCTGTGGCCACACACGCACCGGCGGCAGTAGCAACGTAAGGGCAGGATAATGGCTGGTACAGGATTTTCAACACCAGGAACATACACTCCTTTGCAATTGATTGCCGGCGCTGGCCTACTAAACAATCAAGGCATTGCAGTTCCTGCCACATTGACCAATGCAGTAAGCTCTTACAACTCTATCAGCTTTGTTGAAAACTTGAACGATGCTATTGCGGCCGCACCTGGCTTTGGCATCAGCGCCAACATTGTGACCACGCTAAAAACTCTGGCCAGTAATGCATGTCCTGCTCTGGGATCCAGCGTGCCTGGATCATATGCCGGCAACAATGTGTTGATACCTGTGAGTGAACCTGGCGGCTTTGGCAACCTTGTGGCCAACAATGCTGCCATGTATCTTGGTGATGGTAGTGTAGACAAGTTCTGTCAGATATTTCAAATTGCGGCAGGATATAGACAAAGTGCAAACGATTTGATATGCAGTGCAGTCAATGCCACAACATATCTTGGTCCTACATTTACCACAATGAATGACCTGATCACAGGACAACTTACTGCGGCCAACTTGGCACTGAAATGTTTTGGTGCAGATATAGCCAAGAGTGGTAACCTGCTGAATCTTGGCAAGCTAGCGGACTTTGGCACACCAGCAAGTGTGCTACAACAAATCAGCGAACAAGCAGGTATCACATCGGGCACACTGAGTTGCATTGCCACTAAGCTAGCAGAGTTTGGTCTAACACAAAGTGATATCATTTTGTTGGCCACTCCCGAAGCCAGTGAACGTACCCCTACTGAAAATGAATTTAACACACTGCAAAAAAGAGCCTATGCTGCCATGGTGGCCATTGATGGCGACTGTTTGACTTATGCTTTGGACATACTAGATGCTGTGATTCCAGACATTGCAAACCTAGGAGACCTGTTGGATTTGAAAAAAATATTCCCAACCAGTTGGCCCAGCATGACTGTGATATCCACAGCACCTAGCACAGTGATTGATCCAAACACCCCGCCGTCGCCGGGCAGTACCAGTATATTGATTTTTGAACCCGACGGTGCGGTGAATCCTGCTATTCAGGCAGCACTCAACGACAGCACAGCCATTACCTTGCCCGCTGGTTGCGACGAATTGGCAAAGATTATTCCGCCTGATCAAGCAGTGGCCAACAAAGCATTCCAATCCAGTCTTCAACAGGTCAGTGGTATCTCCACTATTACTGCACCTCAGTTGGCAGCCGCA